TGTAAAACAATATACTGATAATTATATTAGAGTTAACCCGATAGATAAAAATATTATACCTAATATTAATGGTAGAAATATTGCACCATACGAATTATATTTAAATGATTTAAGAAAAGAAGTTAAAGATGGGTGGATTATGTTTCTTGATGATGATGATATGCTAATGATTAATACTTCAATACAAAAAATTGTAAATAATATATTAAATGATGACCAAATGTTAATTTGGAGAGTAAAATTTCCAAATAGAATCATACCAGAACAGATTTATTTTGATAAAAAACAGATAGTATTAAATCATTTTAGTATGATAGGATTTATGTATCATAAAAAATTTGATTCATATGCAAAATTTGATCCATATTATGGAGGAGATTATTTTTTTGCTAAACAATTAGAAAAAATTATACCAGAAAAAACTTGGATAGATGGTATTTATACAGGTTTGCAGCGTACTAATGCAATGGGTGGTTTTGGGAAAAGAGATGATAAAAAATAAAATATAGAATATATGATAGAAGTTGATGTTGTTATATTATCTTGGGCAAAAACAGAATATTTAAAAAATATGACTATTTTTTGTGTTAAAAATTTATTTAAAACAGAAAAAAATATAAATTTTAATGTTTACCTATTAGAAAGTAATTTGGACACTGAATATAAATTCAATGATAATGTACATGTAAAATACATGAATGAAACATTTGGTTATCATAAGTTTATGAATATTGGTAGAAAATTAGGAAAATCTGAATATGTAGTATTATGTAATAATGATTTAAGATTTACTAAAAATTGGGCAAGTAGTATAATATCAGAAATGGAAAAAGATGAAGATTTATTAAGTGCTTGTCCATATGAACCACACGTAAATTCTAAAAAAATACAAAATGCAGATGATTTTTATGGGTATGAAACAAGAAAGCATATAAACGGGTGGTGTATTTTTCAAAAGAGAAAGATATATGATATTATAGGTGATTTAGATGAGAATTTTGAATTTTGGTGTTGTGATGATGATTATGGTATGGTATTAAAAAATAATAATATAAAACATAAGTTAGTAAAAGAATCAATCGTTTATCATGAAGATAATGGTAGTAGAACTTTAAAACAAAGAGATATTAATATCATTAATCAATACACATCTGGAGGGTTAAGTAAATTTGCAAAAAAATATGGGAATTTTCCAACTTATTATCCATTTGGAAAAAAATAATTTGAAACATGAAAAGAAGTATAAGTATAATAATATCGGCATATAAAGCTCAAGAATTTATAGAAGAATGTTTAGATTCAATAGAAAAACAAACATATTTTAAAGATTTTAACGATTATGAAATATTATTAGGTTTCGACGGATGTAAAGATACTTTAAATAAAGTAATGTCAATAAAGGATAAATATAAAAATTTAAGACTGTTTTGGTTTGAAGAAAATAATGGACCATATTTAGTTTTTAATACATTAATATCCAAATCTAAATATGACATATTGGTAACATTTGGGGCAGATGATATAATGTATGATTTTTTTATTGAAAAAAATATAAATATGTTAACAAATAATCGAATTATTAGAACAAAATGTTCAAATTTTAAACACCCTTATAAAAATAAAATAACTCATATATATAATGTAGATGGTGTGGTTTTTTTTAATAAACATGAATTTAATTACATTAATGGGTTTCAAAATTGGAGATGTGGTTCAGATTCAGATTTAATTTCAAGATTAAATATGAATAATGTTATTAGAATAGATAATGATGTATCTACTTTTTTAAGAAGAGTACACGATAAAAGTTTAACAAATATAGAAGGTTTTAAATATGGTTCAGAGTACAGAAAAAGTAGACAAAGTTTAATAAATCAAGGAGTTAAATTAAAAAAAATAATAAATGATAAATTTGAAATATATGAAAAGGTAATTGAAATTTAATATATAAAATATGAAACATATAATAATATCTCGAATGAAATTTGATGATAAAGAATTATTAAAAAAATATTTAGTAATAACTAAAGATATTTTAATACCATCTTTAAAAACACAAACAAATAAAAATTTTGTTTGGGGATTAATAATAAATGACGAAGATATAGAATATATTAAGAATGAGTTAGATTTTAATTTTTTATCATTTAAAAATAATAATGCATTTGAAAAATACGCTAAAGAAAATAATATAAATATACAAACAAGACACGATATTGATGATTGGATGTCTATTGATTATGTAGATAAAACACAAGAAATTTATTTAGAAAATATAGATAAATATGATTCTTTTTTAATTCAATCACAACCCATTAAAATTGATTATAAAACAAAAAAAGAAACATCATTATCAAAATATACTAATAGAAGAACTTCTATGCATCTAACATTATGTCAAAAAAATGTAATTAATAATATACATAGTAAAAGACATAATGATATGTATCAATTAGTTAAAAAGATAATAACATTACCAGAAGGATATACAAAATGGGTTATACATGGTGATAATATTAGTTGTAAAAATAAATTAATATAAGTGGAAGATATAAAAAATATTGATATTTGTGTAGTAACATATAATAGATTAGAATATTTAAAATTGTGTATATGGTCAATTTTAGCATCAACTAAGATTAATTATAGATTATTTGTATTATCTGATTGTTCAACTGATGGTACTAATGAATGGTTATTGGAAATGAAGAAAAATGGTAAGATTGATGAAGTTATAATAAATGAAGAAAATATAGGAACTGCGAATTCTTTTAATAAAGTTATAAGGTCTACTGATTCTGAATGGTTTGTTATGTCATGTGATGATATGTATTTTCATAGAGGGTGGGATGATGCGGCAATTGGGTTAGTAAATGAATATCCTGATTGTGGGATATCAACATTTTATGATTCCATATTAAATGATAAAAATGGTATTATTAAAATAAATAAACATTCTTATAAAATAAAAGCAACTGGAATGGGATCATCAATGGTGTATAGAAAATTATTTGATGATGTTGATGGATTCTTTTTACCAGAAGGTATAAAAATGGGACTTTTTGCTGGTAATTTTTGTATAAGATGTAGTCAAACAAAATTAAAAAGAAATAAACAATATTGTACAATACCACCATACTCTATACAAATGAATAAATCTAAATTATCACTAGAATATTTATATATAGATTATAATAATAGAAGGGGAGTAGAAAAAACAAAACATAGAAATAGCAAAAAATAATAAAATACCTATGAAAAAAGTCGATATTTATATGGCAACATTATGGAGGCAAGGACATGCAGTAATTTCGATCAAAAGTTTAATATCACAACCAGAATTTGGAACAGGAACAATTATTTGTAATAATTGGACAGATGAACAATGGGAATGGATAAATGGTGAGTTAAATTCATATGATAATATCATATTATATAGAGGAGATAATAAAAAAGGGAGTAATGAAAAAATAAAATATATTAATATCGGTCATAATTATTATATTTGTCTTGCTGATGATGATCTAATTTATCCAAATGATTATTTAAATAAATTAATAAATGGGTGTGAAAAGTATAACGCTCATGTTAGTCTACACGGTAGAACAATACCTAAAGGGATTATTAGTAGTTATTATAAACAAATAGGATCATATTATAGAGCATTGGGTAGTGTTGAACATGATGTTGAAGTTGATATTACAAGTAATTGTGGTTCTTTATTTAAACGAAATTTCTATGATGATTTGGATGAATGGTACAATTTCTGTAGTACTACATCAATGGATGACATATATGTAAATTATTTTGCTAAGAAAAAGGGAATCCGAAGAATGGTATTATCACATAAAGAAGGATATTTAAAACATAAAAAACAACTTATAGAAGATGATTACGTTTTTAGTAAATATAAAAATAATGATAAAGTACAAACTGATTTTATAAATAATTATTTTAATAAAATCTAATTAAAAATAAAACAAAAAAATGACATTTAATAGTGATAAATATTGGGAAGATAGATATAAAAATGGTGGTAATTCAGGGGTAGCATCATATGGAATTTATGCTGAATTTAAATCTGATATAATAAATAATACCATAAAAGAATATAATATTCAAAATATGTGTGAATTAGGGTGTGGTGAAGGTGAACATTTAAATAATATTACAATTGATTATACTGGTTATGATGTTAGTAAAAATGTAATAGATAGAAATATTAAAAAATATAAGGGTAAGAATAATTTATTATTTACAAATGATTTAGATAGTATCAATAGTAAAAAATTTGAATTGACATTATCTATGGATGTTATTTTACATTTAATAAATGATGATGTTTATTATAGTTATATTAATAATTTATTTATGTTATCTGATAAATATGTTATTATATATGAAAATGATAATGATTATTCGATTGGTATGGCAAAACATAACAAATATAGAAAATTTAGTAATGATATACCTAAAAATTTTAAATTAATTAATAAAATTAATAATCCATATAAAGGTAAAGATACTAAAGCCGATTTTTATATTTTTCAAAAAATATGATATTTTAAATAATTTTATTATCTTTGTAAAAAATTAGAAATTATGTCTAGATTAACAAGAATTTATAAAGATTCAGTATTTGGTGGTGTATGTACAGGACTAGATAAATATACAAATGTGGATGTATCCATATGGAGATTAATATTTATTTTTGGAACATTATTTACAACTTTTCCTTTTATTTTAACATATATTATTTTGTGGATAGTTTTACCAGAAAATTAATATAATTATATGTATAAAAAGGAAATAGAAAGAAAGTTTTTAGTAGATGTAACTTTAATACCAGATATTACAAAATATCCATCGATAAAGATACAACAAGGGTATCTTATTAGTATTTATGATTTACTTGAAGTAAGAGTAAGATCAGAAGAAATAAATTCTAATTTAGAATATTATCTTATTATAAAAGATAGTGGAACAAAAATCAGAAATGAAATTTGTTATAGAATAACAAAAGAAGAATATGATGAATCTATTCAATTATGTGGAAATAAAGTTATAAATAAAATAAGATATAAAATTCCTTATTCTAAGGACGAATCAAAAATATTAGAATTAGATGTTTATACTGATATAGACTTAGTTGTATGTGAATATGAAGGAGAATCAGAAATAGATGTTGATAATCTTATACCAGAAGATTGGTTTATTAAAGATATAACAGAAGATCCAAAATATAAAAATTTTAATATTGCTATGAATTTACAATATTTTAAAAAATAAAAAATCCCTCAATTCAGAGGGATTTTTTTATTTATAAAATTAAAATTTAAACTGGATAAATCTCTTCTTCTATTAATAAATATAATTCTTCAACTTCCGCATCACTAAGTTCATGAATTGTTAAATCAATATCAGATGTCTTAACATAACTAGGAATTTTTGATATGTATTCTATTATCTTACCTTTTACTTTAGGGTTATCTAATGCATCTAATATAAAATTAATTCTATCTTCTCTTGAATCTAAATGATGTTCTTTAATTGGTAAATCTAATACTTTAATTACTGATGGAACTTCTTCAACTTTTAAATAAATCTCTTCGATTTGTTTATCATTTAATTTATTTAATGTTTCTTCTATATCATTAGAATCAATGTATATTGGGTGATTTTTAATATAGTTAAGAACTACAGTTTTAACACCTCTTTTATTAATGTGTTCCATTATAAATTTAACTCTTTCATTCTTTGATACCAAATGATGTTCTTCATTAACTGAATTTTTAATTTTTTCCATTAATGATGATAGTTCCAAAATATCTTTCATTGAACCATTATTATAATCAGGTATATGTACATCATTTCCTACTTTTTCAACAACCTCTGTATCATCCTCTTCTTCTGGTTTATCTTTTTTAGTTACTTTTTCTTTACTATCTTTACAATCTTCACCTTCATTATCTTCGCATTCTTCGGTTTCTATATCATCACAATCTTCGCATTTTTTTGACTCATTAATAAGTTCAACATCTTCTTGTGTTTCTTCTATTTTAACAACTTTTTCTGTTATGATAAAGTTTATATTTCTTTTTTCACTTTCAATAGCTTCATTTATTGCTTGAAAACTAAAAGAATGTCTAGATAACACTTTAATATTCTCTAATGTTTTAATAGTAGTTTTACACTCATTAATTTTAATTACTTTATTAAGAGCATCTAATAAATTTTCTTGACCAACTATTTTACCATTATCTATTGATAAACATTCATTTATGATATTTTTTATAATATCATCTCTATCTGTTTTTTCAATATTTGTACTTTTACTTTCATTTAAACTTGAGAATTTTTTCATATCTATCGTTAATTATTTTTTATTTATATATTAAATTTTAAAATTACTTTTAAACTATTTTTATCTTTTTTAGTATATATAAAAAACTAAATATTATGAAAGAATTAATTATATTTTTTATTTTACAAGAATTAAAGAAATTAAATAAGAAACAGTAAATAATTTATATATAATTAAAAAATAAATTATAAAAATGAACGAAATTGTACAATTAAGAACTCAACAAATTAATGATTTTATATCAAGTTTTGATGATTTAAATGATGTTGATGTTAAAGAAATAGAAGAAGGATTATCTGTTATTTTACAAGAAAAACCAGCTGTTGATTTTGAATATGGTGTTGATTATGTATTAAACGAATCAACTGGTGATGAAGAAAGAAAACACGAATTAAAAAAGATTCACATACTGTATAGTTATATTGGCGATGACGGAAATACTAGAATTGGAAAAATGAGTTATATTGTTGGTTAATTTTGTTAACCAACAATTTGTTTTCTAATTAATTCAACAAAACTGTTTGATTTAGTTATCTTTATATCATCTAACATCATTCTATATACCATTTCACCCGCATCTTCATTTTGTCTTAACCATTTTTTTTCATAAATTGAAAAATCAAAATTTAGTTCTCCCATAACACTGAATGCATAATCATTTGCTTCTTTTTCTAATTCTTTATAATATTTTAAAAAATTATCTTTATCTTCATTTAGAACAGTTTGAAAATATTTTTTATCAAATGTATTATTCGTGTGTTGATCTGAATGTTTTGATTCATGTAATAATAAAAATAATAAAATTTTATCAGGTATTATTGTACCTAAAGATTCGTTTATAGCAACCTCATTAACTCCTATACAGCCTGCTGCAATATTTTCTATTGTATTAAAATGAAAATAATATATTTTCATATCTTTTCTATTTTTATTCCACCATTCAATTATATTTACTTTTCTGTTTTTATCGTATCCAATTTTAGTTAAAAACTCATTAATACTAATAGGGTTATCTAAATATTGATGGGTGGTTTTAACATTTTCATCAATTATATCTTTAAATGATAATCTTTTTCTATCTCTAAATGGTAGTTTATTTTTATCCACAAAATATTTTTTTTCTTTACCTTTACTAACACTATCAATAGTAAAATATTTCTTTAATGGTTCTGGAAAATATTTACTTTCTGATATTTTATTAAAAAAGTCATTTATATTTGTAAATTCTTGTTGATCTATTCTTTTCATAAATCTAGTATAATAGATATCCATACTACTATTTATAGTTTGTCTTACAGATATTCTTGCACCTTGAAATCCATTAGAAAATATAATATCAAATTCAGAACTATCTAATCCATATGACAAAGGCATTATTCTTGAAAACTTAGCATATTCTAATGCTTGATAATCTCTTAAATTTTTCATATTCCAAAAAGGAGAATTTTTAACCATATTATAAATTTCTGTAATTGTAGAATATATTTTTTTTAATCTGTCATCTGATATATAATTTCTTAAATATGTATTTAAATAATAATTTTTTATATGTTCAGTCAAAGAAAACACAGAAGTCTTTACCTTTTAGGGTTTAATAGCTTCTGTGATGAATTTGTTAAATATTTAACTAAAAATAGTAAAAAAGTTTAAAAAATCAGAAAATGACCTTTAGACTTTAATATATACTAATATGTTAAAGTCGTATAAATATAAGATTAAACCAACAGAAGATCAAAAAGTCTTATTAAACAAGCATTTTGGTTCAATTAGGTTTGCTTATAATTACTTCTTGAATGAGAGAAGATTTGAATATGAAACTAATAAACAAACCCTAAATTATAATGATAACTCAGCAGCTTTAACTAAATTAAAGAAACAGGATGAATTTAAGTGGTTAAGAGAAATAAATAGTCAATCACTTCAACATTCACTTAAAGGTCTAGATGATGCTTATAATTCATTTTTTAAGAAAAGAACTGGTTTTCCAAAATTCAAATCTAAACATCATAAAAATTCATTTAAAGTTCCTCAGTTTGTTAAAGTTAAAGATGGATGTCTAATTATTCCTAAATTTAAATATCCTATCAAAATGATACAAGATAGAAAGTTTAAAGGAGAAATTAGACAAGCTACATTGTCTAAAACACCAACTGGTGAATTCTTTGTTTCAATATTGGTAGAAACAGACCATAAGAAATTTGAAAAAACAGGTAAAGAAATTGGAATTGATTTAGGAATTAAAGATTTCGTTATAACAAGTGATGGTTATAAATATAAAAATAATAGATATACCAAGACATATTCAAGAAAATTAAAAGAAAATCAAAGGCATTTAAGTAAAAAAGTTAAAGGAAGTAATAAATATAATAAACAGAAACTTAAAGTAGCTAAACTACACAAGAAGATAACCAATTCTCGTTTAGATAATCTACATAAAGTATCCACAGAACTAGTAAAGAATTATGATGTAATCTATCTTGAAAATCTAAACATCAAAGGAATGATTAAAAATCACAAACTAGCTAAACATATAGCTGATGTTTCTTGGGGTAGATTCATTACTTTACTGGAATATAAAGCCATTTGGAATGATAAGAAGATAGTTAAGATTGATAGATTCTTTCCATCTAGTAAGCAGTGTAATAATTGTGGATATATTAATAGAAATTTGGATTTAAGTATTAGAGAATGGACTTGTCCTTCTTGTAATATGGAATTAGATAGAGATTTAAATGCTAGTAAAAATATCCTTAAAGAAGGAATTAAAATAATATCGTCCGGAACAGACGATTACAGACATGGAGTTCAAATAAGACCAGTTTTAACTGGCACAAGCGATGAAGTGTTTAAAAAGAAGGAGCGATTGTCTCCCGAAACACATTAGTCTTTAGCTAACGTGTAGTTCATAAGTTTTCTTATATCATCATCGGATAAAGAATCTATTATTTTTTGAATTTCTTCAGTTGAATATAATTGTTTTTTAAGTATTGTTTGAATTCTTTCAAAATGATCCAGTCCTTCTAAACCTTTTTCGATTTGTTCTTTACTTTTAGGTTTTAAAAGGTGTCTTATGGATTCGTTACAAAGGTTACTTTGTTCCCTATATGTTATTAAATATTTCATATTTTTTTTATTTTTATAAATACACTTTACCTTTAACTCCTTTTGGTTTTTTGGTATTTTTTGGTAGTTGATTATAAGAACAGTATAAATCACCCTTAACAGTTAGATTATCAGGTAGTTCAGTTAGTTGATTATAAGAACAGTATAAATAACCATTAACAGTTAAATTATCAGGTAGTTTGGTTAGTTGATTACTAGAACAGTCTAAACTACCTTGAACAGTTAGATTATCAGGTAGTTTGGTTAGTTGATTATAAGAACATTTTAAATCACCATTAACAGTTAGATTATCAGGTAATAATTCATACGGTAGATTATATTTAATTATTTTTATAATTCTATCATAATCAGATAATTTTTCTAACTCTTTTAAAATATTTTCATCACTTTTAGGTTTTAAAAGATGTTTTATAGATTCGTTATATGTTTTTAAATATCTCATAAAATTTAATATATTTTTATGTATATATTAAATTTTAGATATTATTTTTTTAATCTTCTTAAATCTGTTCATTAATAAATCAAATGATTGTTCGTTTTGAAGTAAAGACTCTAAGCTACATGATAGGTAAACAGATGCACTCTTTAAAGTTTCAAAAACCTTACCATCTGATGTTAAATATACAACTTTATCGTTTTCATTTCTTTCTACCCAAATCATTAAATATTAATAAATTTTTACTGTATTCTTTATATTTTCATACAAATCTTTTGGTAAATATTTTTCAGATAACATTATTAATTGTCTATTTCTTAATATTTTATTTTTAATATCTTTCTTAATGTCGTCATCTTTAATTTTCTTATTAAATGCAACAACATCGACCATTTTATCAATTATATCATTTGAATGAAAATCGATATAATCATCATTTGTTTCTTTATATAGTTTATATATTGATTCAGCACCAGTTAAACCTATACCTCTATCATTTTTTATATAAACTGATGATACATTATCCTTTTTATCACCTGATATTATTTTACTAAATAGTGATTTTTCGTGATTAACTTCGGTTATTTTGGTTTTTGTTTTAAGATATTGTAAAAATTCTAAGAATTCTGTATCTTCATTCATATCAAATAGATTAGTTTTGGATCTACCATACATTTCTTCAATAAAAATGTTATAATTTTCGGGAAAGTATGTTTTTTCATCAGATAATCTATAATTATAAATTAAATTAATATATTCTAATCCTAAATCAAATTTCAATAATTGTTGAAAGTCATTATCAGATGCCATCAATATATTACTATAACCTTTTTTATTACTTTCGTTGGTTATGTATGCGATAAGATCATCACCTTCTGCCCAATCTACTTCATAAAAATGAATATTATTTCTTTGTTTTAACTCTAATTTTAATTCATCAAATATTTCATAAACATCTGTCCAATCTATATTTTCGTGAGGTGTTCTTTCTGATTTATAATCTTCATATATTTCAGATCTCCATCTCATTTTAGAATCAGAAACAAAATACACGTGATCAAAATTGTGCATTTTTGATAATCTATCAATATCTTTTCTTAATAGAATAGGTAGATCAGAATATAGTGTTTTTTCACTAAAAAGAATAAATACATCTTTGTGTAGTAAATAATTGCCATCTATTATTAAGTTTGTTTTCATTGTTTTATTAATTTTTTAATTTTTTGTTCTCTTATATATGATATAGTTTTATCATATTCAACAGATCCTTTAAATGCGGATATATCATAAAGTAATTCATCTTTCGAATTGTTAACATATACATTGTATATATATTTTATATCATTTTGATCCTTAATTTTTTCAAATGTTTGAAATTTATAAACATAATAATCCCTTTCCATCCAGTTACCTGCTGATTTTTTAAACCATTCATATTTATCATATTCTGGGAAAAATGTATCACAATCATATTTACCTGCAACTCTAGTTATGTACATTGTATCACAATGATTCATGAATTGTTTATAAATAGAAGATCCACCAATAATAAAACAATCATTATCTTTGAATTTTGTTAAAATATCATTAATGTTATCATATACGATAGCTCCTTCTTTTTCTATGATTTCTTTTCTGTATTTATTAGAAGTTAGAACAACGTTTTTTCTATATTTAAGAGGTCTATTAGGTAGTGAAAAATAAGTATTAGAACCCATTATAACAGTTTTATTAAGGGTTTTATTTTTAAAATGTTGTAAGTCTTGTTTTATGTGCCATGGTAGTTTATTATCTTTACCTATTCCACCATGTAAATCTGTTGCAACAATTATAGAAAAGGGCATAAATGTTTTTATTTAAATATATTATAAATATGATAAATTGTTTGTTTTGAAATAATTTTTTAATAATTTTTCTATTTTAATCGCATTGTCTCCGTATATGTTTTGAACATCTATATTGTCTAATAATGATAATATATCATCTCTGGATAAATCGATTTTATATTTAAGTAACTCTTGGACATATTCATATTTACCATAATATACTGATAGTTCTAATATATTTTGTTCCCAAAGATCTCTTGTTTCTTTAATATCTGCACCTTTTTCTAGTAAAAATTTAAATACTTCAAATGAATTATTATGAAAACTATCTATTAATGGTGTATAATCTTCAGTATCATATCCGTTTATATTTGCTCCTTCTTCTATTGCTTCTTTTGCTAACCATAATATATTATTTTTACATGCATGATATAATTTTTCTTGTGGTGATAAGTTTTTAACTGTTTTTTTAATATCTTCTTCTGATTTTGGTTTAAGAAGATGTTTAATTGATTCGTTAGTTGATATATATTTTTCTTTATTTTCACTATTTAATGAATTTAAAACTCTTTCATCTTTTAATAAATAATTAACTAATTCTAAATTATTATTAATATGTGATGTTTTTATACATTCATTATTATATGATGATGGATCGGCTCCTAATTTAATTAATTTTTTAATAACGTTCATATTGCCGATATTACAGGCTATTGTCAAACCATAATTTAACATTGATTTTTTAATAATATAATTGTTTAATATGTAATTAATAATATTGGTAGAATCATTATCTATTGACATTAATAAATAATGTTCAATCTGTGAATTTTTTAAATTTTTAAAAACATCAGGTACCAAATCTATTATATCATATCTACAAATATTATTAATTAACTCTTCATCAACAATATTATATTTCCTTATATCTTTTTTTGGGTTTGATTTAAGAAGATGTCTAATTGATTCGTTATATGTTATTAAATATTTCATAATTAAAATGTTATTCCGTAATTTTTTTCAATTTTTTCTTTTTCTTCATTTGTTAATTTATTATATATTTTAGTCATTTCTTCAATAGAGAATAAACCACCTAATTCATCATGATAAAAAATATCAAAGTATAACATCCAATCTAATTTACTATAACTATCTTTCATATCAATAATTATATCTTTTATTTCATTTTCATCGTATATATCTTCTAATTCATATTTATTAATTAATCTTAACATTTCTTCATCATCTTCTTTTGATATTATTTCTTTAATATCATTATTATTAAAAGTAGAATCTAGTTCATCTGAAAATCTAATTAAAATAGTATCTAAAACTTGATCAACATTTATATTGTTTTTGTATATTATATCTTTAATATATTTTTGATCAAATAATCGTTCCAAATCAAATGTGTAAATCCATGATATTTGATCTAAATAGTCTCCCATTTTAACAATTTCTTTAATTTCTTCATCAGAAAATACATCATCATCCAATTCTAATTCACCTATAACTTCTAATCTACCTTCTGGATTTATTGTATTTATTAATTCTTTAGCTTTTTCTTTACCTAATAATTCGAATAAATTATATTCTAAAAAATAAGTTACCTTATCTAATTCAGGCAATTTAAGGAAATTTTCAATTGATTTGTTTATTTGTTCTTCACTTTTAGGTTTTAATAAATGTCTAACTGATTCATTTAACATTTTATTTCTGTCTTCTTTTTCTGATTGAATATATTTATCTAAAAATGTATATACTTCTTTATTATTTAATCTTCTTGCTATACTATAACCTAATTTTAAAACATCATGAATATCATTATATTCAGTATCATTTTTTAATAAATACTTAACTAACCACAATAAATTATGTTTACATGCTAATTTTAATTTTTTCCAATCATTTAAATATTCAATATCTTTTAAAATATCTTCATTTGTTAATAGATGACCTAAACCCAATTCTAACGCTTTATCAACTCTATCAATCCCTCTTATCTTTTCTAATTCTTTTCTCAATAATTCATCACTCTTTGGTTTCAAAAGATGTTTTATTGATTCATTAAAATATTTAATATATTTCATTATTTTAAATTATATTCTAGTTTAAATTTAGTAATCAGATAATCAGTTATTAAATCATGTGTTCTTAAATTATCTAAATCTCCTAAACTAATTTTAACAGTTTTTGATTGTTTTTCTGATTCTGTTCCATCACCTGGTGCCTTAGTTAATTTAAAATCATTATACCTTAATTCTAATAGACATATATGATATTTTGTACTATTTCCCTTACTAACGAATAAATGTTTATCAAAATTAATTTGATACATACTGGATAATACTATACCAGCTTCTTCATATAATTCTCTTCTAACTGTATTTTCTATCTTTTCTCCTTTTTCTATTGTACCTGATATACAAGTCAAAAAATGTGTAATATTTTTATAATCATCTAAATTTCTATAATAATATTGATAAGTTGGTATTGGTTCATGTCTTAATAGAACATAACCTTCATCTCTTAAATATGGTAATATAATAACCATATCAGATTCCTTTGTAAATTCATAATCTTTATATTGTACTACTTTAATATATCCATCATATACTATAGATGATTCACTTTTATTTTCTTTTGGTAACTTATCTAACTTTGAGAATTTTGGTATCATTATTTTAAATTTTATTTTGTTATTATATATTAAATTTGTATCTTTGCTTTTGTATAAACTTACTTTAAAATTTATAATATAAAATTTATGGAAAATATGGATAATGATGAAATTATAAGAATTCTTGAAGGATATGCTAATGATTGGAAATCAACGAATATTAAAAATGATAAAAACCCATTACGTTCATTAAAACAAAATGTAAAGTTTTATATTAATGACGAACTATTAAAAACAGATTTAAAATTTCATGATATTGATGATGATGTGATGATATTTGAACATGGTAAGTATCATACTAAACAAATAGAACCACTTGAAATAATTTTGGATTTTATTAAAAATAAAACTAAAATTGATATCATTATAAACCGTAATCTTTATAAGATATATCTAAAAGGGGTTATTTTTAAAGAAATTACAAATTTATTATCTAAAAGTTCTATGGATAAATTGATTGTTAAATTTATATATGATAATATCCAATATGAAAATTGTCTTTTAACAAAAGAAGAAAAAAGAGCAATTCAAATAGATAGAATATTAAAAAAGGTAAAATAGAATGATATTTAATAATATATTCGATATAAAAGATAGCATTCATAATAACTTGTCTAATTATTTAAAAGATAATATGCAAGATATAGATACAAACATGATTCTATCATTGTTGAGATCTTATCTACAAGAACTAAAATCCATAAAAGAAATAGATAAATATATCGCTTTTTTAGATGAAGGTGAAATTGTTGTTAATATTAGTAAAAATAATGAAATTGATGTTTTTAGTATTGATATTAATACAGAAATAAGAAAAATAAAAATAAATAAAATAAAAAATATTGATAATAAAAATATTAATTTTTTTATAATATAATTTGTTTTTATTAATTTTATAATTAACTTTGTATATTAAACATATTACATGAGAATATTAAATAAAATATCAGATAAAATGATATGGGTAGCGTGTTTACTTATAGATATTTTGTTTGAGTTAGAATATATATTAGTCGCTTATATTATTCCATTTTTTGATAAAATATTTAAATCCAAATTATTTAAGTATTTTAAAAAAATATTAATAGATTTATTTTTATTAACATTTATAGTTATTTCAATTACATTTATGTATGAAAATTCAAATGATGATTCATATGGTATATTAATGTTTTTTGTAGTTATATCTGGTTTAATTTTACTTATTAGATATTTTAATAAAATTGACAATAAATATTATGAACATGATAAAAATATTATAGACAATAGATTTAATTTTTACGATGATAATAAATATTATCAAAATAGAATTAATAGAAAACAAATAGTTGAAAATGGTGGATTAACAGATAAAGAAATATCCGATAGAAAAAAGAAAATAAGGAAAAATTTAGAAAAATATGTATGAGTAAGTCGACATTTAAAAACATAAGTAAATTTAAAAATGTTGAAAAACAAATTGATTTAAAATATAATGATGATAAAGTATATCACCAGTATATTTTATATGTATATAACGGTGATAATGAAGATACAATTTTTGATGATTTAATTAGTTGTTTAGATAAAGTACCATCAAAATATAAAGAATTAGAAAATTACATTTATAGTGATAAATGTTATATTTTAGAATTAAATTCATATATTATTAAAAATAATAATGTAACAGTCGTTAATAATTATAAAATTAAATTTGGACTAATATATAAATAAACATTATTTTGTATTAAATATATAAATTAAAAATATTAAGTTATGAAAGTAAGAAATGGTTTTGTAAGTAATAGTAGTTCAAGTAGTTTTGTAATCCCTAAAGATAAATTAGGTGATTATGAAATCTTTGCTATTAAAAATCATATTGAATTAGCAAATAAACATTATGTATATTATGATTTTGGTTGTATTGATTATGATGATGCATGGGGTATAAGTGATGATGATTATTATATAATGGGTAGTACTAGTATGGATAATTTTGATATGCATGAATTCCTAACAAAATTTTTAAAAATACCAAAGGATATAATTAAATGGCAATATTAAATATATAATTATGGATAATAAAATTATTAAAATAGTAGAAGAAATTTTATTTTTAAAAGATATAATTGAAAATAGAATATCTAATTCTCAAAATGTTATGGAAATAAATGATCCTGAAATATTTATTTCGGAAACTGATTTTTTATCTAAAAGTAATACAAAAGTATTAAAATTATTAAATGATTTTATAAAAATTGAACCAAATCAAGAAATTAGATATTTATATTTTAAATTTGTAGAATCTTTACAAAATGAAAATTATATAAAGTGTAATGATTTAAAGAAAAAAATAATTGAATTAAGTAAATGACAATTGAAGAAATAATTAATAAAATAAAAGAATTAAATGAAATAAAAAGTAAGATAAAAATAGATGATGATACTGATTCATTAGGTATATCAATTAATACTATACAATCATTAAAAATAATAGATGAAATTGAAAGATTAGCACCTGATAAGAAAATAAGAAAATTATTATACGAATATGTAAACTTTTTAAATAAAGAAAAATATCTAGTATGTGATAATATATTAAAGGAAATTAAAAAACAATTAAATAGTAATGGACAATAAAAACTCCATAGAGGAACTTAATAATAAGATAAAAAATTTAAAAGATATTATATCTGGTAAAGCTGATATTGATATCCCTTTACCAGAAGATATGCAAAAAATAATAGATGATGTTAAATCTGTTCTTACAGATGATACAATAAATAAATGTGTTGAAATTATTAAAAACACAAAAAATAATAACAATAAGGATGAAAATTAGAAGTGGATTTGTAAGCAATAGTAGTTCAAGTAGTTTTATTATAATTGGTTCCAATGTGGATAGTGTAGATAATTATGAAAAATATGATGGTTTAACTATTGATGGATATGAAATATCTACAATTTATACCGAATCTGAATATAATGAAGTTATAGGTGTTAAATTAGTTGATGATGAAGATTTTACAAGTTGGGATAGATTACCGATAGATAAAATTTTTGATATATCTCAGAAATTATCAGATAAATTTAATATTCCTTATGATAAAATAGAATTAATTTTTGGAATAAGACCAAGTTAGAATATGAAAATTAGAAGTGGATTTGTAAGCAATAGTAGTTCAAGTAGTTTTATTATTAGAAAAAATATATTTCCTAATAATAAAACTGTTGCTCTTAGCATGGTAGATGATTATATAGAAACATATAAATCTGATTATGATGAAGATGATTGGTTTATTAATAAATTTAAAATGTTTAAAGATTCATTAAATAATATAGATGATGATTGTAATATAATGTTTAATTCTACTAATTATGATACATTTATAACTAATTTAGATGATAATTACATACATGTTGCAACCTGTAATAATATACAATGGGATGTTGAAAGTTATGCATGTGGTCAATTACCAGATGACTTATCAAATAACATTAAAGAACATATAGAATTTTATAATTTAAATGAATCTTATTTAGATGATGGTAATTATGACAGTGATAAAAAAACAAGTAAATTATCACCATTTAGAAATATTAAATATTTTAAAATTGATTCTGGTTTTTTTATTAAAAAAACAAAACCTTATCAAAGTTGTAAAAAATGTTATCATGAATTATATATTGTAGGAAAAAGAAAATTATGCTTAAATTGTGATAATGATTATATACTAAGATCTTTAAAATTATCAAAAATTAAGAAAACTATGAAATAAAAAAATGAAAAAAGAACAGCATGTATTAATAGTAGAAGATGAATTATATAGTTTTCTTTATTTAAAAGAACTTTTACTTAAAAGAAATATTAGAATAAGTAGAGTTAATAATGGTGAAGATGCTGTTCAATTTATTATTAATAATAATGATATTGATATAATATTAATGGATATTAAATTACCTAATATGAATGGATTAGATGTTATAAAATGTATTAGAAAAAGAGGTTTTAATATTCCTATAATAGTACAAACTGCATGTGCATTTGATATTGATAAAAATAGAGCTATAGAATCAGGCTGTAATGATTTTATAACTAAACCTATAAATTGTAAAGAATTATTATTTTTAGTTAGAAAATATATCGAAATTTAAAAACTTGAACTTTAAAATTTAATATATAATAGTGTAGTAAATTTTGGTTTTGTTAGTTTTGAGTCAGTTTTTGGCTTTAACTTGTTGAAAAGCAAGGAAAAAATTAGCAACTCACAAACAAAAAATAAAAATTACACTATGACACACTACCGAATGTCGGATAGTATGCCTTCGGCTATTATCCTAGCAAAAAATCCCCGATCTGGTTCATTAGATGAACTAAAAATTTACCAAAGTAATAATATTTTTTTAAATAATGGTGATGAATTTCAAATTCGTCTATTTAACCCATTAAGAGAAAAGATAGGAGTCCAAATTTGTTTTAATGGTAAATCATCATCTCACTATCTGGTTTTAAATCCAGGTGAAGATACTATCATTGATAGATTTATCGATGATCAGAAAAAAATGGTTTTTGAAACCTATAAGTATGATGATAATAACACTGCTGCAAAAAATGCAGTTGTGAATAATGGATTAGTAGAAATTAAATTTTATAAAGAATTTTTTAATAATACCACTAATCCAACAGTTTATCCTTATTTTATTTATCCTTATTTTACTAATACTTGTGGAATAAATTTATCAGATGATTTAACATCTGGTACATTTTTTGCATCTACTAATACAGTATACGATAATTCTAATAGTTATAGAACATTGGAATTCAATAATGAAAAAACCAAATCATTAAAAGAAACAGGTAGAGTAGAAAAAGGAAAACAATCTGAACAAGTATTTGAAAATGTTCAAGTTCAATTTGAAATTACTCCTTTTCATAATATTAGTTATTATTTAAGACCATTTAGCGAAAAAAATACATATGTTAAAACAGATGTTAGAGAATACTGCACAGAATGCGGTTATAGATTAAGAAATAGTTCTTGGTCATATTGTCCAAAATGTGGAAATAAATTATAAAAAATAATAAATAATATAATGGAAAAATATGTTAAAATAATAAATATAGTTGATAGATCAAGTTCTATGAATAGTATGATAGATGTAGCTATAAATGGTTTTAATGAATTTATAGAAGAACAAAAAAGAGTCGATGGTAATGCATTGGTTACTACTATACTTTTTAATAATAAATATGATGTGTTATATGAAGATGTAGATATTAAAAATTGTATGTATTTTGATAAAGATAATTATAAACCACAATATCAAACAGCACTTTATGATTGTATTTGTAGTGTTATTTCTAATGAAATAGATAAATTGGGCGGAATGCCAATAGAAGAAAGACCAGAAAAAACATTGTGTATAATTTTAACTGATGGTTTTGAAAATGCGAGTAAAAAATATAGTCAATATGATGTGAAAACAATGATATCTGAAATGAGAGAACATTTTAAATGGGAATTTATATTTTTGGCCGCTGATGAACAAGCCTCAACAACAGCACAATCTATTGGTATATCAATAGGTAATTCATACACATTCGCTAATACGAGTGATGGTTTAAGTGATGCCTATAGAGGAATATCTGTGTCAAGTAAAGTGTATAGAATGTCAAATTTATCAAAAATGGATAATTTAATGGACGAATATTCAAAAGATAAAAAAGGTTAATAATTTTACATAAATGTGAAAAAATGACATTTTATATTTAATATATAAATATAAAATGTCATTTTAATTTATGATAATTACTGAAAATATTAAAATAAGAATTAATTCGTCTAATAATAAATATTATAAATCAATTGGTTATGATATTAAAAATGGGCAAGAAATTGAAGTTCCGATAAAACATCTATATAAAGGATCACATTCTTTAATTCATGTAAAATGTGATATTTGTGAAGAAGAAAAATATATAGAATATAGAAATTATATAAAATCATCAAATTTATATGGTTATTATTCTTGTTCACCAAAATGTTCACAATATAAAAATAGATTGACTAATTTAAAAAAATATGGGTATACTAATCCATCACAATCGGATATAATTAAAGAAAAAACAATTAAAACAAATTTAGAAAAATATGGATTTAAATATTATTTACAAACTGAAGATAAGAAAGAAAAAACAATTAAAACAAATTTAAAGAAATATGGTTTTGATAGTCATAATAAATCAATAGATGTAAAAAATAAAAAAATACAAACTTGTTTAAAAAATTATAATGTTAAAAATCCATCACAATCTAATATAATTAAAAAACAAAAAATTAAAACATCTTTAAAAAATTATGGTGTAGAATACCCATCACAAACAAAAGAAATTAAAGAAAAAACAAAAATGACTAATTTAATGTTATATGGATATGAAAGTCCACAACAAAATAAAAAAATTAAAGAAAAAATAGAAAATACCAATTTAATAAGATATGGGAATAGAAACCCATTTCAAAATGAAAAAATTAAAGAAAAAATTAAAAAAACAAATATTAAAAAGTATGGTTGTGAACATTATAAACAAAGTAATTTTTTTAAAAAACAATATATAAAAAATTATTTTAATAAATATGGAATTTTACCAAATGATAAAAATTTAAAATTCAAACAATATAGAAATGTTGTAAAAAATTTAACATTAAATAATAAAAAAATATTAATAGAAAATTGGAATGGTTATGATTTTTATGATGGTGAATATATTAAAGACAACTTTAATTTAAAATTTTATGATAAAAATTATCCTACTATTGATCATAAAATAAGTGTATATTATGGATTTATAAATAATATACCAGCAGAAGAAATTTCAAGAATAGAAAATTTGTGTATTACGAAAAAATCATTAAATTCAAAAAAGAATAAAAAATGTTATGAAGGAAAAAAAGAAAGTTAGTATTCATTTTACAATAGATAAAGATATTAATGAAAAATTAAATAATTTTATAAAAGGCGAATGTATTAATAAATCATTATTAATTCAAACATTAATTGATAAATATTTAAAAGAAAAAATAAATAATTAAAAGGGAGTTTAAACTCCCTTTTTTTCATTATATAAATCTTTATCATCCCATATTCTTAATTGTCCTGTCATTTCATCTTTAAATTTTCTATGATAATATTTACCTTTAAATAAGAAATATTTATCTTTATCTTCTTCTTTTTTGAAATTTTTCTTAATATTATTTTTAATATCTACTATTACTTGAACAAAATTATCTCTTAATTTATTTTCGTAAAATTCTTCACCATTATAATATGTTATATATGATCCATCTTGGAATCTATAATCAGTTTTTTTACCTTCCATATCCAAATAAACTAAAACACTTTCATCTTTTGGTATCCATCCTTGTTCATTTGAATCAATAATATCATTACTATTGGTATACCAAGTATCATTCATTTCACAATAATAAAAATTTTCATCTGCATAATCAGTAGTAACATAGTCATTTATTTCATCGATATAAATAGAATCATTATCTGGTATATGATCATTCATTGTCTCGCTATATACCATATAATTATCCATGTAATATTGAGTTACATAACTATTTAAATAATCTGACCAATATGTTTCATCCTCATCTGCATATTCACCTTCATAATCACACCATATTCTACCATCATTATAATCATCTTCGTGAACAATTTCACCTTGATTTTCACTATACATATATACATTACCATTATCATCAGTATATCCACCATTAGTTGAATTTAATTCAGCATCAATATCAATTACGTCTTCATTATTACTTAGTTCACCATTAATAAAATCTATATATTTCAATGTGTCCATGTAAGGATATGAATAGTGTGTTTTTATATTTTTAACTATTAAATTTTTCTTATCTGATTTATCTGTTTTAGTATCGATTATATATGTATGACCATACATATCTTGATGTTCTTTGTGTAACCAACCTTGTTTTTTTGCATATAATTTAAATTTTTGTTCATCTGATCTATAAATTGTGTAAATTCTATCCATAAATACTCTTTCTTCAATGGTTTCAGTACCGTCATTATTAACTACACTAACATTCCATACTAATGCTCTTCCTACTATTTTATCTTTTTCATCATCAGACATTAAAACTAATAATTTAACTTTATCCTTATTCTTCACATAAAAATCTATAAATTTTCCACATTTACTGTATCTCATACATGAACTACCGAGTGATCCACCGGCATTACTATCATAATACATTTCACTATAGTATTTTTTAATATCTTCACCTTCGACTAATTTTAAATATCCTAATTCTTTAGTTCTTTCACCTTTAACTGCATCAACAAATGATTCTATACTTTCATTTGGATCACCAGCATTACTAAACATATTAGGAAATAACCTATTAATAACCCTACCTATTGTCATTGGTGTTCTAACTTTATTAAAAATTGCTTCAATATTAAGATCACTCATAGATAATAAATATTTATTGATAAATGGTATATCATAATCTTCTTCTTTAAAGTTTATATCTTTTAATAATTTATTTGATAAATCATATGCTTTATTAGATTGTACTATTATAAATTTATCAAAATTATCTTCTTTATCATCGATATCTAACATAGTTATTTTAAAATTACCATCTGGCATACCGTGTTCTTTAATTAAGTGTAGTGCAATTTTATGGTATTTTATTTTATCTAATAAATTCATTAATCTTGTTGATAATACTAAGTTTAATTCTTTTGATTTCACTTTCTCTATTATCATATCAAATATGAAATCATTATATCTATTTATATTTATCATAATTATAATAAGTATTTTTATTCTATATATTAAAAATAAATTTTAAATTTCCAGAATTATAAATTCTATATATTTTTCTTTCTAACATTATTTCATGTTCTGTCTTATTCTTATTAAATCCTTCTTTTATTAAAATATTTTTTCTGAAATTAAATCTATAATATCTTTTATTATCAATAACATAATAATAATTAATATCTGTTATACTATTAAATTTAAATTCTAATTTTTTATATAAACTACCACTACTATAACTTCTATCAGCATAACTTATAATTTTTTCTGGTTTATAATTATTTATAAAATATTTAAATAATTTACTAGCACCCCCAATAACGTTTGTGTTTAATTTATTACAAAACCTTAACATCTCATATTGATACATTGAATCTGATTTAGAGTTCATATTCTTTCTTAAATTGCCAAAAGTCATTAAACTAACTAATTCATTATTATAAAATAATCCAATTTTAATTTTTGAACCAACAAATCCTTGAATATGATTATTATTCAAAAAATTTTTAACTAATTTATTATCACTTATTTCTTTTATAATACATTTTCTAGCATAAATTTTCTTTGGTGTCTTATTTAATTTATTTATAATAATAGATTTAATTATTTCTTGTTTATTATCCCAGTCATCTTCCCATATATGTATCAACTGTATGTTTTTTTCTATACATAAATCAGTTTTTATTTTATGATAGTTATTTGGTTTATTTAACTCGTTATGCCAGTATAACCCATTAAATTCAAATGCTAATTTTAAATTAGGTAAGTAAATATCTAATTCGTATGGTTTTATAATTTCTTTAGTATTTTCTATTATTTCACCACTATAGTTTTCTTTTATAAAATTAAATAATTTTATTTCTTTACCTGACTTAGAAAAAGAATTAATTGGATTACATATAGTACATAATATTGTATTATATTTTATTCTATTTTTTAATAATTCCTTATCTATTATATAATTATGTTCTTTAATATCACATTTTATATGATAATTACTATTATCAATTTTTATTATATTTAAATTTTTATTTCTTAAATTTCTATCTATTGTTAATTTATTAATTTTATTAATAAAATCTTGTGTCTTACTATAATGTTCAACTCCATATTTTTTTAAACATTTATTTTTAACTTTTTCTTTAAATTCATCTGTTTTACTATAATGTTCAACTCCAAATTTTTCTAATAAATTATTTTTAGTTTTAACTTTAATATCTTTATTTAATAATGAACAGTCATGTCCATATTTTTCAATATTTGTTTCTTTAAATTTTTTCAATATTTTTTCATTTTTTAATGGTACAGTCGTTCCATATTTATCCATCATTGTTTTATCCCTTTTTAATTTGAATTCATCTACCAATAATGTAGATTTAACCCCATACTTATCTAAATTTGTATTAGTTATTCTATCTATTTTACATTTATTGCAATAATAATTACCATTATTATTTTTTTTATTTAAAATATAATTATAGTATTTTATATTATTATTACTACCACAATAATCACATATAACATCAATTTTAATATGACTATTATCAGGTAAATCATTTATATCTATATCATAATATCCCTTACCATCTATATTATAACCTAAAGATTTATATCTTTTAATCATTGAACCGTTTATAAATAATCTAATCCTCACTCTTATAATTTTTTATTTATATATTAAATATTCGTATTTAGTCTTCTATTTTATGACATTTAATTTTTAATATATACTAAAAAATAAACTATTTTATGGCTAGAAGAGATAAACCATTTAGAAATTATCAAAATGCCAATGACATGGCACAACAAAATTTTGATGCAGGTAATGACATATATCAATTAAATAACGAAAGAATGACAATTGAACAATTAGTAGATTATGTTCAAGGAGATCTTACTTTTAGCGGTTTAATGCCAAAAGTTTTACCTGATTTAGAAATATTAAGAATTGTTAAAGAAGAAGCACTAGAATGGTTCTATAAGAAATATCAGTTTGCAGTTATAAAATCATTTTATAGACTAGATAAAAGTTTTATTAATAGTGAAGAATATACAGCTATGGGATATATTACACTTCCAGAAGAAGTAGAAAATGTAACTAGAATAGTAGAAATTAATAATCCATCTCTTTTTAGAATAGGTATCCAAGCACCCAACTTATCAATAAATTTTGGAGTAACAAATCAACCATATTTAACATCTTTTGTAACTAATGTTGGTGAACTGGCAACATATCGTCAGATTTTAAGTTCATTTAGTGATGAAATTAATAAATTAGCTAGAAATTATACTAAATTCTCTTTTAATCAAATAAATAAAAGATTAAATATTCTTGATGAGATTAGAAGTAGTTTTATGTTAGAAGTATATATTAGAATTCAACAAGAAGAAATATTTGCAAATCATCTATTTAAAAAGTATGTTAAATCATTAAGTAAAGTAAGACTTGGTGAAGCTTTAGGGCGTTTATCGTTTTCGATGCCTGGTAATTTTCAATATAATGCAGCTGATCTTATTTCACAAGGTCAGTCAGAGTTAGAAAAAGTTATTGAACAAATTGTGGGTGAAAGTCCAAATAATTCATTTTTTATAATGGCAAAATAGATTTTAGTTTTTCTTCTATATCTTCATCATATTTTATACGAATTAGACGAATATTGTTATTTAAACAGTATTCGTTTTTTATTTTGTCTAATTTTTGTGTATATAATAGTTTTTCTTTTCCACCAAATCCATCTATTTCATTAAAGTGATGAAAACCATCATATTCTATTAATAAATTATATTTTGGTAAGTAAAAATCGAATCTTAATTTATTTTTATTTCTACAATCATTAAATGTCTTTTCTATATCATATATTATATTATGTTTATCTAATAATAATTTTATTTTTATTTCGCCCTTTGATCTATTACATAAAATACAACCTTTACCTAATAGATGTAAAAATGGTTTTTGTTCAAAAATACCATGTTTTTTGCATATTATTTTAACTTTTGTATTAGTATTTATATAATTTGTTAATGTATAATCATAATAATTATTGTGTATTATATTTGATTTTATTATAAAATCTTTAGTAGTATAAACTTTATTATAATTACATCTTTTACAACCAATTCCTTTTAAGTGTTCAGAAGGTTTTTGTTTAAAAACTCCATGTTTTGGACAAATAATTTTTATTTTTGTATATGAATTAATATAATCACCCATTTGAGAATAATCAAAATAATTATTATAAATAATGTTACATTCAGATATAAAATCATTTTTTGATTTTTTATATAACCCACTACATTTTGAACAACCGTAACCTTTGAGGTGTGAATGTGGTGTTTGATTAAATTCACCGTGTTTTGGACAAATAATTTTAATTTTTGTATATGAATTAATATAATCACCCATTTGAGAATAATCATAAAAATTGTTGTGTATGTTATTAGATTGTTCAATAAAAACATTTTTATTTTTAGTATTTTTTAAAACACCACATTTTTGACAACCTCTTCCCAATATGTGTGATTTAACACATTGTTCAAACTCACCATGAATAGGACAAATTATTTTTATTTTTTGTCTATTATTAATATAATTATCAAATAATGAATAATCATAAAAATTATTATGAATTTCATTAAATCTTTTTATTATAATTTCTTTTGTTAATTTTGTAGTTTTTCCCATAATATTATATATTTCCTTTTAATCTTTCTATTATAATATTATAGAATTTTTCTTCTTTTTCTATTCCTATAAAATTTCTATTTAGATTTTTTGCAGCAACCAATGTTGTACCTGAACCAGCTACATTATCTAAAATTAAATCACCTTCATTTGTATATGTTTTAATTAAATATTCACATAGTGCTAAAGGTTTTTGTGTGCTATGTAAATTTAATTTTTGTTTATCACTTGCAAATAATTGAACACTTCTTGGGTATCTTTCGGTACTATCATAATCACTGAAATTATCACATTTATTATATATTTCACCTGTGCTAGTATTTCTTTTATGGTGAGCAGTAGATACTTTACGTTTATGACCATATGTTTTTATTGGGTTGTAAGTTGATTGTTTTTTATAAAATACTAATATATTTTCGTGAGCACGCATTGGCATTTTTTTGGCATTTAAATGTCCAGTTGCTTGTGTTTTTTCCCAAATCCATTCATATTTTAACCATTCCAAATTACTACATCCTAAGACCTTATCGAAGGGTGTTTGGGCGAATAGTACAATAACACCATTATCCTTTATTAATCGTTTATAGTGTATCCATAGTTCATTTAAATCGATAATTGAATCCCACTTGCAGTTTGTTGTTCCAAAAGGCAGATCTGCTAAAATCATATCAATACTTTTATCTGGTATAAACTTCATAAGATTTAAACAATCACCATTATAAACTTCATTTATATTTAAATTCATCATTAATAAACAATATTAATTTTTAATAATATATTAATAAAAAAATTATTTGTTTTAAATGATTATAAAAACAATAAAATTTAAAAATGTAAAATCGTATGGGAATAAATATCAACAAATTAATTTTGATGATGATGGTGGATTAATACTCCTTACAGGAACAAATGGTAGTGGAAAATCAGCTATTATGGAATCAATCGATATTGCACTCTTCAATCAGGTTAGAGGAAAAGAATCATCAAAAATACCATTAAGAGTATTCCCAAATAGAATAAATAAAAATTTAGAAGTAGAAATAGATTTTATAAATAATAACAATGATATTATAAAAATAAGAAAAAATATAGAACCAACTGATCTACACGTTGAAGTTAACAATCAAAATTATACAGAAAGATTTAAATTATTAAATGTATTAGATAAAGAAAAATTAATAGGATTTAATTATTCAACATTTAAGTCATTTATATCATTGAGCATGAATGATTTCTTAAATTTTATTCATTTAAAACCAGAAGATAAAAGAAATTTATTAAATAGGTTATTTAATTTAGAAAGAATAGATGATATGCAATCTATTACAAAAGAAATAATGTTACAAAATAAGAAAGAAATCGAAAGATTAACAATAGAATTAACAAATATAGATAAAGAATTAACAGATTTAATGGTTATTATTAAAAATAATAGTAATAATAAAAAAGAAATATCAAAAGAAGATTTAAAAGAAAAGATACAAGAAACAAAAGATAAGTACAATAATATACAAAAAAGTAAAAAAGAGATAGATGATAAAATATCAGATTTTCAAGTTAAAATACAGGAATATAAAAATCATGTAACAGTATCAGATTCAGAAAATATTAAAAGAAGAACAGAATTATCCGAAATAAAATCAAAAATAAAAATATTTGAATCTGGCAAATGTCCATATTGTTATAGTGATTTGTCAGATGATGAACATATTAAATTATTAGATGAACTAAAAATAAAAGATGAAGAATTAACTAGTAAAATTTTAGATAATGAATTAAAAATACAATACTATAATGATGAAAATAAATCATTAATAAAACAATCTAGAATTTTAGAAGATTCTAGAATCGATTATGATGAACAATTAATTGATATAAAATCGGATGCTAAATCATTAAAGATCCAATATGATAATTATAACGATGAAGAATTTAATATTGTTCAAGATTTAAAAGATAAGGGTCAAAATTTAGTAAAGGATAAAAAAGATAAATTAAATAGAATAAAAGAACTAAAAACTGATATTAATTCTTTAAAAGAACTATATAAAATATTAGGTGAAGATGGTGCAAGAAAAACTATAATATCATCTTTAGTTCCACCAATTAATTCTTACTTGAAAAAAATATTAAAACGTATAAATTACCCATACAATGTTATTTTAAATAATAATTTTGATGCTGAAATTTATGATAAAGGTGAATTGATACATGGCGAAACACCATCAAACGGAGAGATAAGAATGTTAAATATATGTATTGCAATATCTTATATTGAAATGATTAGAAAAACTAAAAATATTAATGTTTTATTTTTAGATGAGGTATTTTCTTCTATACATAAAGATAATATAAATCTAATACTTAACATATTAAAGGATTTTGCATTAGAAAATAGATTAAATTTGGTATTGGTACATCATGGATTAGAGGAGTTAGATTCAAAGATATTTGATAAGATTATATCTGTAGAAAAGAATATATTTTCAGATATTACGATTAAGTAGGAAATTTTCAAATGTTCTTATTATTTTACCTTTAGGTGTATATGATGGAATTACTGTTTTATTTTTAAGAATATTTAATATTTCATTAATGTTATTAATATTAAATATTTTATTGTATGTAAAATTTCTTCTTGTCCTAATAAAATTAATAACATCCAAATCATTTAAATTTTCTTCTTTATTAGAATAAAATGCACTATTAAAAAAATGAAAATTAATAAATATATAATTTGGATATTTTTCTATTCTTCCTAAATATTGAAAATCATCATAATTTAATTTAATAGTACGATATAATTTATCATATTCATCCATATCATTAACTTTTACTACTATTTCAGTTATTTCTTTATTCATAATAATTTTTAAAATTTTCAAATGTTCTTATTATTTTGCCTTTTGGTTCATATGATGGATTTGAATCATATAATATCCAAGATGGTGCAATAAATTTAATATTTTTATTTATAGATTCTATAATATAATACATATTATCATTTAATGGTGCAAATATATAATCAATAATAGTAAATGTAGTATCATATATACTATTATTATAAACATCTTTTATAGTATTGTAACTATTTTCAAACTCAAAATTATATAAATCTGTTCTGTCTTTTAAATATGGCATGTAACTAATATCTTTACCTATTATATAATTTTTACCAACTATTGGTATTTTAACTGGTTTTGGATCATTTACCTTAGATACCGAATGTCTAAATAGAATATTTAGATAATTTCTATCTGTATCTATTTCTAATGTTTCACCAAATTCATCTGATGATATATTTAAAATTGTAAATATTTTATTTTTATAATCTGGTTCAAGATGATCATAAATGGTAAATTCAAATATATTATCTGGATTGTATTTACAATCAATAACAATTTTATCTCCTTTTTTAATATTTATATTATTTAAAAAATATTTATTCATTATATATCTTCTATATTTTCAATATCTTTATTGGTTTTTGTTCCTATATTTGTATTATTTGTATTATTCTTAAATATTGGTAAATCATTTCCTTTTGTTGTTTTATATATAATGTAAGATATAACAAATGGACTAAGTGATGAAAAATATACAGTTAATGTATTTATATCTATATTTTTTATAATCCCAAATACACCTAGTATAGTCCATAATAAAACAGTTACATATATAACAATTTCTCTTGATGATGTATGTCCTTTTAATATTATAGATGTTGATGTAGATGTTCTTTTATGTTCCCCCCATAAATATGTGCTTATGAATAATGTTAAGGACGCATAATATCCTGCTATACTTGTTAAACTACTATCAAATATTAATCCTAATGTACCGATAAAAGCCCATAAAAATATTACAATATAAATTAATCTCTCTGATTTTGATGTCTTTTTTAATTTCATAATTCTCTATTTATTTTTTTAGGTTGATATGTCGGTGATTTTATAGATGATCCATATTTAATTATATTTTCTAATATACCATCTGTTAAATCTTTAATGTTGAAATCTTTTTCATAATCATCAATATCGGTATTATGATCATCCGTTCCCCATAAAAAATCTAATGTTCCGTTTTTATTAAAAAATCTAAAATAAACATGATCATATACTGAATTTAATTTTTCTTCTGCAAGATTTATAAAATAATTAAAATTATCTACAGATAGTATATCTTTAAATCTTAACATGTAATTTTCAAATAAATGTAACTCTTCAATAGTATAAAAATTAAATATTACATATCTATATTTATATTTGTTTAAATATATAGAATTATTTAATTTAAACCATTTAGATTCTAATAATCTTTTTGGTTTTTCTTTTGGTTCATAAGATGGTAAAAAAAGTACTTTATTGGTTATAATTTTTTTAATTGTATCTATGTCATTAATTGTTAATACCTTTTTCCATACGTCCATTAACCAACTATTATTTTCAAAATCATAATCCATTTGATAAAATTCACAATATGATAAACTTTTATTTATAAAATTTATGAATAGATATAAATGATCATTATTGTATAATTCATTTATAATATTAAAATTATATTCTTCTAGTAATTCTATTATTTTATTAATTTCTCTTCTATTATTAAGTTCAACACATATATTTGTAACTTTATTAATATCATATTTTTCTAATAATCTTTTATTTATTTTTGGTTTATATGATGGTTTTGATATATTATTATAATATTGTTCAAATTCATCAATGTTAAAAACTGGTGAAATATCATCTTCATTTAAATTTAATTCATGTCCTTTATCCCTATAAAAATTATACTTCATATAATCTCCATTATATCCTGCTGTATAAACTTTATCAGATCTAAATGATCCAATATGTTCAGTAAATATAACATAACAAATAGGCGGATCAGATATTACTGTTTTAAGATAATCACCTATAATATTTTGGAACTTAATTTTTTCACTATATTTATTAACAAGTATACTTATTACTTTATATTTTCCTTTTTTTAAAAAATTAATATTTAAATTTTCTAATAATCTTTTATTTTTACTTTTTGGTTGGTATGTTGGTTTTATATATTTTTTACCTGTATTAATAATATTTTCAATAATTTTCATATCATCGATAGTATAAATATTAGGATCTATATGTTCTTCTGATAATACATCATTTAATAATTCTACTTTATCATCTATATTATCATCTGTTAAATAACACAATTCGATATTATAACCTTTAAAATTAATAAACATATAATTTGGTAAATTTTCAATTATTTCATCTAAATTATACCTTTGTGGTTTTCTTGTTTTTTTTAACATGTCTATTAATTCATAATATTCATGTTCATTATTAATTCTTACGCAAAGTTCTTCATATGGATATATTTCAACCATTCTTATTTAATATTTTTAATAAAATCTTTAAATTTTAAAATTTTACTTTCATGTATAGAATCTTTGTTTGTTGTTTTTGCACTATAAACATATTTATCATTTATTCTAACATTAACCCCAAATGCTTTAAATGCAACAAACACATCTTCAAGACATTCGTTATCTGCACCACCTACCAATGTAACATTGTCATCTTTTAATTCTTCTATTAAATTAACAATTTCATTATTTACGTAAAACCAGTCATGATTATTATCAACTCTAACAACATAAGATCCATCACTTAATTTTAAAACAGTTCCCTCTTCAGTTGAATTTTTTATTTCGTTGGTATATTTTTTAACCTTATCACTAAAATGATTTTTTCCAAATTTTTTAGCAACTGCTTCCACTTCATTAGGAAATTTATATGTAGGTGATATGCTATTTTTATTAGTATCCCATATTTGATATACTTGATCAAAATCTTCTGCATAATTATGCAATTCATCCACTAGATCATGTTGTATAAATTTTTGAAATTCTTTTTGTACATCTACTATTACTAATACTTTCATATATATTTTATAATTTTATTTTATATATAAATTAAATTTAATAGATTATTAATATCATCATTATATTTAATTCTTATTAATTTAATATTATTTTTATTACAAAAAATATTTTTTAATTCGTCATTTATTTTTTGTTTTTCTAATGTTTTTATTCCACCAAAAAAATCATTTGGTTCATAATGTTGTTTTCCATCAAATTCAATACAGATGTTATAATATGGTAAATAAAAATCAAAAGGTAATGGTAGAATATTTTTACAACCGATGAATTTTTTTTGGCTTATATATTTTATATTATTTTTAATTAAAATATTTCTTATTTGTTTTTCGTCTTTTGATTCTTTACATACTGGACAAGACTGTTTTGATAGATGAGCATTTGGTGTTTGTTCAAAAACACCATGATGTGGACATATAATTTTTACTTTTGTTTTAGAATTTTTATATTTAACTAATGAATAATCATATTTATTATTATGGATTATATTTGATCGTTCTATAAAATCCTTTAAATTCATTTTTAATTTAGATGCAGATAATATATACCTACATAAAGGACACCCTTGTCCATTTAAATGTAAGTATGGTTTTTGGGTAAACTCACCATGAATTGGGCATAATATTTTTATATTTATATGCATATTTTCATAATTATCAATTAAATAATTATATTTAAAATTGTGTATTTTATTTGCCCTTTTTATAAAATCTAATTTAGTTAATTGTTTTGTTCCCCCACATGTCGGACACCCATATCCTGATAAATGATTGTTTGGTGTTTGTTCAAAAACACCATGATGTGGACATATAATTTTTACTTTTGTTTTATTTCCTTTATAATCAACTAATGAGTAATCATATTTATTATAATGTATATTTTTAGAATCTGTTATAAATTTTTTTGTCGTTTTTGTCATATTTTTAGATAATTCTTCAATTGAGCATTTATAACAACCAAAACCCAATAAATGACTATTTGGTATTTGTTCAAAAACACCATGTATAGGACATATTATTTTAACTTTTGTTTTAGAATTTTTATATTCGACTAAAGTATAATCATATTTATTATTATGGATTTTATTTGATCGTTCTATAAAAATATCTATTGTTAATTTATTAGGCATAAATATTTATATATTTTTATAACTATTCTAAATCTTTTATGTTTTTATCTTTGTTTGCTTTAATAAATCCTAATCTTCTATGATAATATGTATCAAAATCAAAATTATCATTTTTAGAATTCTTAGCAATCATTAACAATATTTCAGATATTACTTTTTCTTCATCTGTCAATGTTTCTCCTTTGTTCCAGGGATTCTCAATATCTGATTTTCTGTACAAATCTTCAACAAATTTTATAATTTGATCATATTCTTCATTTGTAATTCCACCTTTTAAATCTTTTTCATCCATATCTTTATAGATGCCTTCGTTTAATTCATTAAATTTTTTAATTTTCATAATATTATTATTTTATTTTAAAATTACGGATGTCCCGATTCTATCAATGTATGGGTATAATTTTTCAACATCCTGTATAGTTCTAATTCCACCCATTGCTTTAATCTTTATATATTCTGGTAGAACTCTTCTCATTTCTTTAACCTTTTCAAATTCAACTCCTTTTGTTTTTGTTCCGGTGCAAGTGGCAACATAATCGGCACCTGCATTAGATATTAATTCACATGCTTTTGTTACTTGTTCTAATGTTAACTCACCACTTTCCATAATAACTTTTAATATTACACCGTTTTTATGACATTCATTTGCGATTGTTCTTATTTCTTGTTCTATTTGATCATATGTTGATTTTTGTAATTCCCCGTCTTCTTCAACGTATGCCTTTTTTAATAATTTATAGTCCATTACCATATCAATCTCATTAACACCATTTGATATAATTTCTGTTGTTTGTAGTAATTTATCTGATTCTGTATCATCTCCATCAGGAAAACCAACAACAGATATAACTTTTAATTTATTAATATCTGTTATTGAATAAACTGCATGATCCACCATATCAGGTGGTACACAAACTGCATAAAAACCATTTATTTCTGCTTCTTTTATAATTTTATTAATATCTTCTTTATTAGTACCTGGTTTAAGATGAGTATACTCTATAATTGATGAATATTTTTTATCAATTACATTTGTTTCTATATCCAACTCTTTGTTAACCAATTGACCAATCTGAATTTGATTTTCCTTTAAAAATTGATCATAATTATAAATATTTTTCATATTTTCTATTTTATTTTAAAGATATTCAATATCTTTTCGACTGATCTATAAATACTAACCCTATTAGTAACTACTAATGTACTTTTAATAGCATCTTCTATTTTTTTAATAAGTGAAATACTATTAAATTTATTTTTATTTAAATTGGTTTTTATTGATTTTGATATAACAGAATTTAAATCTTCGTCAGTATTAGATGATATATCTTTTTCTAATTTATCAATTAAAGTATTTAATTGTTCTTCTGTTAATATAAATATATTTTGTTCAGATATATTTAGATTTTCTAATAATAAATTATCAAAATTTTTTATATATTTAAATTTTTTCATAATCTTTTATTTTATTTTAAAGTATATATAAAAATATAAAACGAATAATTTGTTTTAAGAATAATAAAATACTAATTTTGTAAAAATTTTGTAAGTTATGAAAAATAAAAAAACCAATACATTAATATTTAAAAATAAAAAGGTATTTTTTGATTATGATATTGTTGATAAAATAGAGTCAGGAATAATTTTATCAGGAACCGAAGTAAAATCTATTAGAAGTGGTAAGATTAATATGAATGGATCTTTTTGTATTATTAAAGATAATGAAGTATTTATAAAAGGTATGGATATTGCTATTTATGATGAGGGTAGTATGAATAATCATGATCCAAAAAGAGATAGAAAACTCTTACTCCATAAAAAACAAATAAATAGAATAAAAATAAAACTAGAAGAAAAGGGTTTTACCATCGTTCCAATAAAAATATACCCTAATGAAAATGGTATTTTTAAAGTTGAAATTGGTATTGGTAAAGGGAGAAAGGTTGCTGATAAACGTGAATATATTAAAGATAGAGAATCTAAAAGAGAATTAAAAGATTTTTAATCAATTTTTCTATCTATTTTATTTTTAGGAACATAACTTGGTTTTACTCCTAACATTATTTTAAATTTATCTTTTATATCTGAAAAATTAACATAAGCGGGTGTTGATTTTCCAACAACTCCACTAAATATTTTATTGATTGTATCAATTTCTGTAATGGTTACATCATTATATGTTCCATTCTTTATGATATATTTTGATCCACTATCATAAGTAAACCCAAAACTGTGAAGAATTTCTTCTATTAAAACAGATTCTTCTCTATTTTCACAATATATTTTAGGAATACTTATTTGATTCGATTCTAATAATCTTTTATTTGTTTTTGATTGATAAACAGGTGTTTTTAATTTAATATCAGTATATTTTAATATAAAATCTATAAAAGATTTTTTATCATCTGATCCAATTACTTTATCATGTATATAACATTCATTTTTATACATTTTATGAAAATCACCGTCTTCAAAAAAACTCCTATTAGGTGTAAAATATATAGTATTTAAATTTAATATCACATCCAAATCATATTTATTATTTAGTATTAATACTCCATAATTATAACCATTGGAAAAAATATCTCTACTTAATGCATATGTTTTTATAAAATCATCACCAAATATTTTATTACAATAATTTATAAAATCATTAACATTATCTATATTTTGAAATTCAATCATTAACATGGTTGTTTTATTACTATATGATTCGTTTAATGATCTTGTGACTCTTTTCTTAGGTTTATAATTAGGAATTATTTTACCATATTTAATTATATTTAAAACTTTATTTAACTCATAATAATTGTATATTTTATCTTCATGTGAATTATTAGCTTCTTTAATGTCTACTAATGTAGTATCTGGTTTAGACCAATATACCATAGTCTTATTTCTTAAATCTATTGAATAAATAGTTCTATTTAAATTAGTATATAATAATTCTCTATCA